CATCACAGTGTGGGGCTAATAATGCTGCAACATCAGGAACAACTAACACTGGTGGAGGTGGTGGTGGAGCAGGAGGTGGAAATCCAGGAAACTCAGGAGCAGGAGGCTCTGGTATAGTAATAGTAAAAGAATTAGATAAAGCATCAGGAGTTTTTAGTCTTAACGAACAGATAGATGCATTAGATGAAGGCACATGGCCTAAAAGAGAAACAACAATAGATTACATGGTCGTTGCTGGTGGTGGAGGATCTTCAGCAACAAGTGCAAATAGTTCTGGATCAGGTGGAGGTGGTGCAGGAGGTTATCGTGCATCAGGTTATGGACCAAGTCCTCTTCAAGGATCAGCATTAGAATTAAGTTTAGGAAGTTATTCAGTAACAGTAGGAGCTGGCGGATCTGCTACTCCTAAATGTTCTCGTGGTGGTGCTGGTAACGATTCAGTTTTTTCAACAATAACATCTGCAGGCGGTGGAGGCGGTGGTAGTTTAGATCCTCCAAGTTGTAGAGTTGGTGGTGATGGTGGATCTGGTGGTGGAGGTGGTAATAGAAGTGGTAATTCAGGAGGTTCAGGTAATACACCTCCTACAGACCCACCTCAAGGAAACAATGGAGGAGCTGCAGCTGATTTTTCAGGAGCTGGTGGTGGTGGTGCAACTGGAACAGGATCAAATGGTTCGGGTCCAACGGGTGGAGCTGGAGGTGCAGGAGCACCTAACGCAATTTTAGGAAGTGCAACTACATACGCAGGTGGTGGAGGTGGTGGTGGATATAATGATGGATGTGGAGGATCTGGTGGAGCAGGTGGTGGCGGAGCAGGAAGTAATCATGGAACTACTTCAGCAGGAGCTGGAACTACTAACACTGGAGGCGGTGCAGGTGGATCAGGAAATCATCCGCAACCAGCAGTCCCAGGTGCAGCAGGTGGTTCAGGTATCGTGATTGCGAGAGCTCCAGGATCTGGAGTCACATTAAGTGCTAGTCCTGGAACAAACACAGTTTCATTTACATCAAGTCCTGACCCCGCAGGTTTTGATCAGGTCGCAAGTTTTACAACATCAGGAACATTAACTATTGCAGATGGTGATCCAAATGTTGCATTAACAAATTATTTAGTAGTGGCTGGTGGCGGATCAGGTGCAGGTGGTGGAGGTGCAGGTGGTGGAGGTGGTGGAGCTGGAGGATATAGAGCCTCTGGTTTTGGACCTTCCCCTTTACAAGGAGGTGCATTAATCTTATCACCAGGACCTTATACAATTACAATTGGTGGTGGTGCGGCACAAGTTCCTGGTAGTCCAATTTGTGCTTCAACTGGTGGTAATGTAGGATCAAATTCATCATTCTCTTCAATAACATCCGCTGGAGGTGGTGGCGGTGGTTCTGAAGGAACAGGAGCAGATAATGGAGGTTCTGGTGGTGGAGCTTCTTTTGGTTTTCCAAATTGTGGAGGTTCAGGAAACACACCTCCTACAGATCCGCCTCAAGGTAATGATGGTGGAGATGGTCCATCAGGACCTCCAGGACATGGAGGGTCAGGTGGTGGTGGAGCTACGGCTGCTGGAGCAAATGGTTCATCAAGTGCTGGTGGAAATGGTGGAGCAGGAGCACCAAATAATATAAATAACTCATCCACAACATACGCTGGTGGTGGAGGTGGTGGAGTAAGAGATGGTAATACCCCAGGATCAGGTGGAGCTGGTGGTGGAGGTAAAGGATCAAATGGTGCTAGCTGTGGATCTGCAGCAGGTACTGTCAACACTGGCGGTGGCGGTGGTGGAGGTGCAAATACTGGTGGAGTAATAGGAGCAGCAGGTGGATCAGGTATTGTAATTGCAAGATTCCCTGGATCTACTTCTGCATCAGTTGCCCCTGGAACTAACACTTTAGCAACATTACCTGCACCAGCAGGAGGTTGTAAAGTAGCAACATTTACAGTAACTGGAACGTTGACAATTAGTTAAGATTAAAATATAAAATATAAATTTAAGGAGTAATAATATGGCACATTTTGCAGAATTAAAAGCAATGACAGATCCAACAGGGTTTACGTCAAATTCACATCAAGTAGTACAAAGAGTTGTTGTTGTGGGAAATGATATCCCTGCAAACGGCGAAACTTTAGGAGATAATGACATGCATGTTGATGGAGAAACATGGTGTATTAATTTTTTCAAAGGTGGAATTTGGAAACAAACTTCTTACAACAATAATTTTAGAAAACAATACGCAGGCATTGGAATGATTTATGATCCTGTAAAAGATAAATTTTTAGGACAACAACCTTATGCTTCATGGTCATTAGATGATAATGATGATTGGCAAGCACCTATAACTTATCCAACAATAATTAATGATGGTGCAGATCCAGTTGTATGGTCTTATGTAATTTCTTGGAACGAAACAAAATATCAAGCTAACAACACACAAGGTTGGGAAGCAATTAAAACAAACGACGAATCGGAAACACCTACCAAATATAATTGGAATGGCTCAGCTTGGGTGTCCGAATAGGAGGACACTAAATGCCTAGATCCAGATCTAATGGCGGAATAATCGGTAAAACAAATAAAACTTCTTTTGGGAAGTGTACCGTTACATCTAAAACATCTACAGGCTGTGTTTCATTACAATCAGGAACAAGAGTTATTAAAACAGCAATTATAGCTGGTGGTGCAGGTGGTGGAAGATGTGTAGCTGGTGGTGGAGGTGGTGGTGGATTAAGAAATATAGAAATTAATGCAACAGGAACAGTTCCTGTTGTTGTAGGTGGTGGTGGAGCCGCAGGTAATCCTTCTGCAAATAAAGGAGCATCAGGTGTTAATTCTTCTATTGTAGGGTGTGGTACAACTTATTCTTCTTCAGGTGGTGGAGGTGGTTCATCTGGAACACCAGGAGGAGCTCCGGGTGTACCTGGAGGATCAGGTGGTGGTATAACTTATTTAGGCCCAACATCAGGTGGTACAGGAAATGCAGGTGGTTATTCTCCACCAGAAGGAAACCCTGGTGGAACCAGAACTCCTGGAACCTCTGGAACAGGTGGTGGCGGAGCAGGTGGAACTGGTGGATCAAATTGTGGAACTGGTACAGGTGGGGCTGGTGGTAATGGTTTAGACATAAGTCCTGATTATGGTAATATAGGACCAACATGTTCAGTTTTTGCTGGAGGTGGTGGTGGAGCAAGTATAGGTGGTTCAGGTGGAACTGCAGGACCAGGAGGAGGTGGAAGAGGAGCTAATCACACACCACCTAGTGGAACAGATAATATTACTTCTACAGCTGGTACAACAAACACAGGAGGTGGTGGTGGAGCTGGATCTGGGTGTGCTGCTCCTTCTACAGGATCAGCTGGCGGATCAGGAATAGTTATAGTAAAAGAATTAAACAAAGCAAGTGGTGTGTGGTCAATGCAAAGTCAATTTAGTGCACAGAGTCAAGGAACATGGCCTAAATATGTTGCATATAATATGGAATATTTAGTTATCGCTGGTGGTGGTGGCGGTGGCGGTGGTGGTGGATCTGGAGGTGGTGGTGCAGGAGGATATAGAAATTCTTTTAATTGTGAATCTTCTGGTGGAGGTGGTAGTTCAGAAACTCCTTTATCAGCAGTTCAATGTGGAAGTTATACAATTACAGTTGGAGGTGGTGCAGCAAACACCACTCCTTGTGCATATACAGAAGGAAATTCTGGAAATAATTCAATTGCATTTGTTGGAGAACCTTTTTCTATTACATCAACAGGTGGTGGTGGAGGTGGAGGATCTTCTCCTAGTACTAATAATCCAGCTACACCTGGAGGATCAGGAGGAGGTGGACCTGCTTGGGGTTCTGGACCGCACGCAGGTGCAAGTGGAACATCTAATCAAGGTTATGCTGGTGGAACTGGTCCTGGACCTGGTGGATCAAACGGTGGTGGTGGAGGTGGTGGAGCTGGAGCTGTTGGTGGTGATGGTTCAGGAACCCCTGCTGCTGGTAATGGTGGTGCAGGTTTAGCAAGTTCAATTACAGGATCACCTGTTACTAGAGGTGGTGGCGGTGGTGGAGGAATAAACAATGGTACTCCTGGATCTGGTGGTGCTGGTGGTGGAGGTAATGGTTTTAGACAATCTCCAGTAGTAAATGGTTCTGCAGGAACAGCAAACACTGGTGGTGGTGGAGGTGGAAGTAACAATGTACCTACTTCACCTAATGCAGGTGGATCAGGTATTGTTATTATACGAGCTCCTAGTGCAGCTACTTTAGCTGTAAGTCCAGGATGCAATTCAACATCAACTGCACCTTGTGGAGCTAAAGTTGCAACATTCATAGCCTCTGGGACATTGACAGTTACTTAATAAATGTTATATTAAGTTCATAAAGATATATGAACCTTACAAACTATTATTGGTATTTTCAATCAGCTATACCTTCTCGTATATGTGATGACATTGTAAAATATGGTCAACAACTTCAAGATCAAATGGCAGTTACTGGTGGTTATGGTGACAGAAAATTAAATAAAAAAGAAATAAAAGATTTAAAAACAAAAAGAGATTCTAATATTGTTTGGATGAATGATAGATGGGTGTATAAAGAAATACAGCCTTATGTTCATCAAGCAAATGCAAATGCAGGTTGGAACTTTGAATGGGATTTTTCTGAGTCTTGTCAGTTTACAAAATATAAAAAAGGTCAATACTACGATTGGCATTGTGATAGTTGGGATAAACCTTATCAAAGACAACAACCTAACGATCCCACACATGGTAAGATAAGAAAGTTATCTGTAACAGTAACATTATCAGATCCTAAAGATTATAAAGGTGGTGAGTTAGAATTTGATTTTAGAAATTTAGATCCTGATAAAAAACCTAATATACATAAGTGTAAAGAAATATTACCTAAAGGATCTTTAGTTGTATTTCCTTCATTTGTGTGGCATAGAGTGTGTCCAGTTAAAAGTGGAGAACGTAACAGTTTGGTGATTTGGAATTTAGGG